TCGTAGCAGCAACAGCAAGAACCGCCATGTCCTGCGCAATCATTATCGTTTAGGTGTGGCATAACCGAACACGCCTGATAGTACTGACCACAACACTGCTCTGTAGTCTAAATCGAAGTTGGTTGCTGACCATGCTGCTAGAAATGCTCCTGCTGCAAGGATTGCTGGATTCTTTAGATTCATTATTCTCCGCCTAACATAGGTATTTGATAAAAAGCCCCATCATTAGCAGCTTCTTTCTTAAAGCTGAAATGAGCGTGTTTGTCGTGTTTGTTTTCGCCAGTGTATTTACGCCATTTCCAATTAAAGATACTTGAGCAGATCCGTCCATCGAAAATGATGTAAGAAATACGGTTCTCTTTTTTAGACTTGCAAGCGAGACGAAGTTGATCAACCAGATAGGGCATGTCGTCTGGTTTTGACCTGGGGTGCAGATCCCTGTCGCAGTCGTAGGCATGTACCCAGCCATTCTCATCAGGATTATGGTCTGACTTACGCGCACGATGTTTTGGGTCAGAGTAAGCCCCTGAGTCACTACGCCTATCTCTATTTGAGTAGGAATCATCGATCTGCTCACGAAGCTGGATCGCCGCTTTGCTAAGTCTTGGTTTCATTACCCTAGAAGGATAGCTGCTTCATCGGCTGTAAGGCCGAGACGATTCAGGATTGCCTCACGGGCTGTCGCTTTATCAGCTGCGGCTTTCTCATCTGCCTTGCGCTGTGTCTCAGCTGCTGCTGCATCTGCTTCAAGTTGTGCTACTTCTGCGGCAGTTAGTTCTATCTCAAGAACTTCACCTGTCTCACAATTGACTTCGATGCGTGTTGGATTTGTCATTGTTTTCTCCTTATGAGTTCTTGATGCCGTATAGAAAAGCTGTTGAGTATTGAACCAATTTGTAAGTAGGCAAGGGCGAAAGGCTTATAGATGTTATCGCTGAGGTAACGGTAAATAGAAAAGCATTAAGGCTACTTGCCGTTGCCGTTGCATTGTTTTCTCCTACGCTATCTACAGTCAAACCTTTATTATTACTACTTAAATAATTTGGTAGATAGATCTCAGAATTACCAAAAGTGTTAGCTGTATAATCTGAAGCACTAACATTAAAATATTCAAAACCGTCTGAGGCTACTGCTGATCCTGAACCAGTAAGGCGTTTTGTGGAGTTAAAAGCAGTGCTGTTAAGTTTTATCTCGACAGCGGCGCCCCCACTTCCAGCGGTTAAATCTGTTCGAAGTGAACATTTTATAAGTAAATCTGTGTAAGTTGATGGAATAGATGAGAAAGTAATCGCAGAAGTGCCACCTGCCCCAACGGTATTAGATGCTATGAGTGTGTATCCTGTAGGCATAATTAGGCCGCCTTAATTCCATAGAGAGTAAAAGTTGATCCAGCAATAAATGTGCTACCGCCAGTTGCTAATTTTATAGAAGTTATTGCGGCCGTGTTTCTCCATACACCAATTCCAGCCGACACCCGCACACCAGTAGCATTTGCTCTGGCTACCACTGATTTATTACTACTTGTATTTGCATAATTCATGACATTAAAAATGTTTGTGCAATTAGAAGTATCTTGCACTCCAATTTCAATTAAAGTTGCATTTGATTCACGAAATGTTGCAGCAGATGATCCAGTACCGTACATAAGCAACCTTGAATAATTGGATCCTGTATCGCCATTAAACTCTAATGAGACAGCATCATTACTTGTAGTTCTTGCACTATTTACAACCAACACTAAATCTGTATAAGTAGATGGGATAGATGAGAAAGTAACAGATGAAGCGGCAGAGCCTAAAGTCTGCGTTGCTATCGGATCGTATGTTGTTGGCATTGTTACCCCTTAATCCCATAGAGTGAGGCAGTACTACCAGTAGCCCAAGCCTGACTTAAATCAATTCTTGTAATAGCTGTAGGAGTTGCAAACCATAATCCTGAGTTGTAATCCATGTAGCCAAAAGTGTTGTTATCCCACCCTGAAATAGCGCGTATTGTTTTGTTTTTGTTTGTGCTTGTGTAATCTAAAATGTCAATTATTGAAGGTGAAGAAGGTAAAATCCCAGCGTTTCCTGCTATGTTAATTGAAGTTGCAGAAGTTGCGGATCCTGCGCTTACAGCAGTCCCGCTTGAACTTAATCTATGAGTTGCATAATTTGACCCTGTATCGCTGTTAAATGTCATTGTGTAATTCTGACCCGCCACATTTCCACCTGATAGGCGAATCTGTAAATGCGTGTAAGTTGATGGAATACTTGTAAAGGAAAGTACGGTAGCTCCAACGCCAGCCGTTACGGTAGCGATAGAGCTAAAGTCTCCAGCAGCCGCGCCACCAGCGCCATCCATAATTCCAACAGAGACTCCAAACATTATGCAACGCCACCGATGACATACCAAGTATCTGTGCCAGTCTTAATGCATGATGCTGCTTTGTATTGTGCAAGGGTAGGTGCTGCCGCTACTGCTCCAGCAGAAAGGATTGTGGTAGTGCCAGAAGTAACTGCGTTGATTGTGCAGAGCCCTACGCCGATGTTGATAATGTTTAATACAGTGCCGATAGGAAAGGCTGTAGTGGCGTTTGTAGGGATTCTAAAGGTGCTTGCAGAAGCATTAGACTGAGTCACTAGCTTGCTGTATTGATCGCTAGATACAGCCGTATAGGTTGTGCCAGTCTGTGCGTTGAGTGTGTAGGCAGGCAGCGCGTTCATGTCTGCTGCTGTGAGTACATCACCGCTAACGAATGGGTATGTCATTTATTCTCCTAGTATGCCAATACGGATGTGTCAAGGATACCGTATAATGTCGAATCCAAGATGAAGCCATCTAGGATGTTTTCCTGTGTTGTGAGGGTTGTGCGCCATGTGTTAGGCGTAATGCTGTGGGCTATGCCTTGACATTGGAGAGTCTTGACAATGGTAGTTCCTGCCACATTCACATTTGTAATCTGCATTGGGTCGAAGTAGTCCAAGCCTAGAGCTGCTGCTACACCTGCCCCATAGCCTAGAGTTACTAGGTCAAGGGTAATCGTTTCAATCCTAAGTGTGGTGTCCTTGCGAGAGGCCACAAAGTTAGAGGCAAGGTTTAGAGCTTCTGCATCTGTCTGCATGAGCATGTCATTGGCTGTAATGCTGTGCAGAAAGAACTTATTGATAGAGTCTTGATTAGAGGCAGTTTGTGGTGAGCCACCTGTTCTAGTAACAGTTGCTGAATTTACAATAGTCTTGTCATCTAAGGCAAAGGTAATGCCCGCATAAGGAATGTCTGTAGATCCAGTGGCATTAGAAAAGACTGTAGGTGTTGCTGTGCCTGACTGATACACAAAGTCACGATCCTTGAATACTGCGTTGCCAGCCTTGTCTCTGTAAAGGTTACAGTCTCGATGGCTGCCAAGGCAGAGCGTGTGGTCGCTGGATCTGCCTGACATAGAGTGTTGCCAGTCATTATTGACCTAGCACTTGAAGGCCAGCCAATAGTGTCTAGGATCTTATCTACGCGTGTGCCAGTGTCTTGACCTGCCGCTGAACCTGTAACGGTCGTTACATTTGAGTTGAAGATCAATCTAAAAGCATCTGTGCAGATTAGATCGACATAGCCAATCTCTTGATCTTTAGGGTATGTGTAAAGGTATTCCTGAATGTAACCTTTGAAGATTGGATAGACAGTCCCTGAATAATCCGCTTCGATAATGATTGAGCGTAGAGGTACAAGATTGGGATACAGACTACTGGCTGTGTTCTGCGGATTCCATTCGCCCGTTTGATCTAAAATACGCACTGTGGCTGTACCTGCGAGATACTTATCCTGAAATAGGTTGCGCTCTTTGCGTGTATCTATTTTGGAGACTTGATTAGATACATCAACAACAATCTGCCCCGGCTCACCTAACACACCAAAATCAAGCTGTGAAGTATCTAAGATAAATGGTGTGGCAAAAGATGCTCCACCTGTTAGGTTGATCTTTACAATAGGGGTTGCTGGTAATGCCATTAGTACACCGTACTGTAATTAACTGGAGTACCTGAAGCCTGTTGTGAGTAAAGCCCCTGAGTAATGGCTGCTACTAGATCGCGCTCTGTTGTGACTGATCCAGAGACATTGACATTGACTACAGTGCCACCAGCGCCCATAGAATTGCCCATGCTCATTTGATTATAGAATCGAGCAGCTTCTGGGCCTTCCATAAAGGTTCCTGCGCCAGTTGAAGGAATAGATCCACTTGGTAGCAAACTGCTAGTAGCTCCAGTCCTTTCTAGCAATTCTCTTTGTCGTCTTAAGATGTCCTCGCCAAATGCTCGAACATTAGCAAGTTGTTGTTCCTGAGTTAAAGCCAATGGCTTAATGTTTGCTAACTTAGAAAGTTCTAAAGCCATTTGTCTTAGTGTGTCAAGCCATGCGTTAAATGGATTCTGAATGTCGTTAAGGCCAATCATGTCAGTACGAAGGGCAGCTAACTTCTGAGCATTGGCCACCATGCTATTGGCAAGGCGAGCAGCAGCAGTTATGTTGCCTTCATTGATCGCTGCTTCTAAATCGTAGATGTCTTTCTTTAGGGCTAAGCGAGCCTTTTCT